ATAAAAAATGTGGTTTTCAAATGGTGTGATTTTAGGGTCGCGTTCTCACAAACCGTAAATGATAGTGATTTTATATACGCGGACCCGCCTTACGCACCTGAAAGTGTTACAAGTTTTGTAGGGTATACAAAGGATGGATTTATAATGGATGATCATAAAGATTTATTTAAATTATTAAAAAGTTCTAAAGTTGATTTTGTAATGTCAAATGCAAAAGTCGATCTCGTAACTAGTAGTTTTAAAGAGTATAAGATAGATGATATCCCAGCGAGACGTGCAATAAATAGTAAAGACCCTTCGTCTAAAACAATTGAAGTTTTGATATCATCCATTTTTCAATAGCGTCTACGTCAATTTTATATTGGTAAGGGTACGGTACCCATAAATCCTCTTTACCCTTTCTTTTTTTCTTAAACAATCGATACCTATTATCGGCTTTTTCAGCAAAAAAGAATGGAATACCATCTTCTTCGTTATGCTTTACAGGTATTTTTAGTTTTTTTATACCAAAACCGTATGCAAATGTACCTGGTGTCTCTTGACCCCGGTTTAATATGTAACACATATATACATGTTTGATTTTAGGGTATAAGTCTTCTTTATATTCACGTCGAAGTGATTCCGCCCCCCTAATTTTATTATCACAAGAACCTTCGTCAATTTGGTGTTTGACCTCAAATAGAAAAAGTGTTTCTTTGTTTTCATCTATTAAGGCAAAATCCGGTTCTTTGTGATGGTCCCAATCATCATTATATATATCATTTATTACCAAGTGTTTATGCAAAGCTTTTTTGGAGTAAAATACAAATTTTTTATCACCAATCATGTAGTCGTCTCCGTTTGCCATTTCCTGATTGAAAACCAGATCTTTTACCTGATCTTCGAACGGAAGACCGGAAATGTTAGTATTAGCACCACCAGGCATATTTATTGTTATATTTAATTTTTTATTTTTATTAAAATAGGATCTAATGACTTAGGTACTATATTGCTCTTCTTCTTTGAATATAAAATTAAAACGAGCTTAAAAAAAAGATACTACATAAACATATAAAACAATGACAACCCTTGAACAAGATTATACGACCGTACCTGGACAATTATACGCGTGTCTTTCTGTAGTAGGACCCGATGCTCCACAAAAAAACGATAAGTTTGGTATTAAGATCCGGGGTGCATTTAATTCCAGGGACGAAGCTGCATCTCATGCGAAACGTCTCCAAAAAGAAGATGCGACCTTTGACATTTACGTCGTCGATATGTACAAATGGTTATTAATTCCACCCGATCCGGTTCAAATTGAAGATGCACATTATGCTGACGAAAAGCTCGAGGAATTGATGTTGGGATATAGGGAAAATCAGGCACAAGCCGCCGCTATGTTCGCTGAACGTAAGAGAGATATGATGGCTGTTAAAGCACCAGGTTCAGATACATACTTTAAAAGCGGTGATGAAAACTCGAAGTTTTATACGAAACCTGATGAACCTCCAATCAGCCATCCTGGTGAAATTTTGGAACGTCTTCAAAAGGAAAAACCTGATGCCGATATGGAAGATCTCGTTAAGGAAGCAGATGAGATTGTTGCTCAGGAAATCAAGGAATTAAAGGAAAAACGTGAATCTGATGCAAAGGAAGCGTTGGAAAATGAGGCTACACAAAGAGGATTCAATTCTACAGAAGCCATGCAAAAGTTTGACGATGAAAAGGCTAAAGCCGAAAATTTGAAAATGGAGGAAGAAGCTAAGAAATCTCAAGTTGAACTTTCGGAACAGGCACAGATTAAGGAAGACGATGGTAAATATGAAGAAGAGGAAGTGACATCTAAAAATATGGAAAATGTAGACCCTGAAGAGGCGGCGTAAATTAATTTTGTTATTTAAATGTAAGTATGTTGAGTATTATATTAAACATAATCACCATTCTTATTGTTCTCACAATAATCGTTTTATTTTTAAAATTGTACTATAATGTAAAAAATAAAACGGAAGAAAAAAATGTTACTGCATCCGATATAGTTCAGGATATTATTAAAGATCCTTTGGTTGTGAGTCGAGCGTATTTTACTGAACCTAAAACTGGTAATATAGGTACATTCAAAGGTCAACAAACTCAATCTCAATACGACTGGGTAAGTGGTAAACCTTTTATCCCGGTCGAAGAATAACTGGTTGCATAGTTTTCCCCATGAAAAATCCTAATAAGAATGCTACAAAAATAATAACATACCCTGTTTTATCTAAATTTGAAAAAATATCGGTTTTGTCCTGTATTTGTAAAGGCGGGTGGTTATAATATACAGGTGGTGGTGGTTGTATGTGGTCATAATAGGTTTCGTTATGATTATGTTCATCATTACGTTCTTCTAATTCATCACTGTTTTTATTCATGAATTCATCTGGGTTATACTCAATAGGTGTACCAACTTCAGCTTCCATATATAAAAAAAGTATCTATTTTTTTAAGCTCATTATTACTCATCTTCTTCTTCTTCTTCTTCTTCTTCGTCTTCGTCTTCGTCTTCGTCTATATCGTCAACAACAAACCCTTTCAAGTTTCCATTTTCATCTTCATCTGAGTCGGTTTCGTATTCGTCGTCTGTACAAAAATCTTCATCGTCTGTCTGTAATAAATCTTCATCTGAATCGTATTCATCATCCTTAAAATCGTCTTCAACTTCTTCAAATAATTCTAATCGTTCTGGTGATTTAGAAACTCTCCCGGATCTTGTTCTTGTTTTTGCAACCATAGTATTAATTATTATACAGACATTTCCTTTAACTATTTTACTCACTTTCACGCTGTTCTATAACGTTATACAAATACTCAAAACACGTTCTTAAATCACTAATAATAGTATCTATATCTTCTAATTCGTCCGTATCACCTGACATAGAACTGAGCGATATTTCATTTAAATTTTCTAGTGCCCTGTTTAAATATTTTCTTGATAATTCGGTATTTGTCCTGTGTTCGAGTGCTAATTTGATATTTTCAACGAATTCACTGTGTATATCTTTATTTAAACCTGAGTATTTATAAGATTGTCGTACGAGATTATTTATTTCTGTTACGATATTGTTATCGGTATCTCTGTTAATTAAAGACGATGCAAAGTATATTACAATAGCTAGAACTACTACAGCTATCATTGCGTATCTATAATTTAGATACTATTTTTTCCGGAAGAAAATGTTCGCGGGTGGTACATTCACAAACTTGTTGAATTCTATTTTTTATTATTTTAAAATCTGTATTGTTAGTGTTACATTCACTACACGTATACGTTGTGTTTACTAAATAGTCTTTAGATTTAGATTTAGATTTAGTTTTATTTAATTTTATATCTGTTACATTAAATGTAACGTTAGTTTTTACCATATGTTTATTTATAAAGTCGATAAGTATAGTATTTATTGTACGATCTATGGTATTATCACTTTTCTTTTTGAAAAAAGATTTATTAGGTGATACATATTTCTTAACTGTACCGTCTTTGTATAAAATATCTACAATTTTAGGTGGTAATTGATGTCTTTTACCTGTAAAATCTTTACAAAACCCATAATGTCTCATAATATCAGTGGTAGAAAAACACTTTTGTGCAATTGTTTCTCCTAGTATATGAAACCATACATGGTTAGAATTATGGTTACATTTTTTATTTTCACAATAGAAAGAGTTGGTCGATACTAGAAATTGATTATTAGATTCAAACATTTTTGTGATACGTGAAGTTTTCTGCCCTTCGAGGTGTTTGTTTATAAAGTTTTGTAAAAGACATATAACCTCTTGGTTTTTGAATTCATTTTTTATTTCCATTTGTGTAAAAGATGAGCCTTCATTTGATCGAAACACTGTTTTTCCTTCTATAATATTTGGTTGTGTACTTTGGCTACGTATCGTTGCCATGTGTAAAAGATTAACATCTGGGTGTGGTAATATAGTTTCGAGTAGCGTGAAAGAACCTTTGTTACCTTTATAAATGTAATAGGGTAAGTATTCACCCTGGATAACTTTACCCGTATTATTACATTCTTTACATCCCTGTCCAGAACACTTTTCATGTTTAGCACGTTTATGTGAAAAAGGCATACGAAAACCACTTCCTTTTGTTTTTCTATCTGAACTACCGTATACGGCAGAATCAACGACGTCTTCCCAATTTACTGAACCATACACTAATTTTAGAGTATCTATAACATGTTCTCTTATAGCTATTGCTGAAGATCTATTCACTGTAAAACCTTCCCAGTTTATATGAACACCTGTTTTTATTAGTTTATTCGAAACCTCTTTCGGTTCTGCTATAGATATTAAAGCCTGTCCGGCACCTTCAAATTTACTAACTTTATCACAAATAATTTTACATATACTTTCTACTTGAGTAAGAGTTAATTCAGTTTCATCTTTATAATCGAGATCTATAAAGAAGTTATAATTTTCCGTTTTTTGTTCCACAACAAAAACCTTCTCTCCTAAAGTATACACTTCTACACATTTTTCATAAAAATCATTCAATCTATCAAATGGCACGGAAAGGATACCCCCATCCATGAGCACATGTGATACATTGGAGTTGTTTAAGAACCCCTGTTCTCTACACCATTGTTTAAACATGGTATATACTTATAAAGTATTGGTTTTATTTTTTTATATTCATTCACTATCGTAGTGATGTCGCCAAACTGTTTTTCTAAACGATATTTCTGGATATTGTTCCTGTTCTGATAAAGATTTTTTCAAAACGAGAAGTTCGTAAACTTTATCGTCCTTGTGTAATTCTGCGTACCTTTTTGCCTTGTCATGCGTGTACCCGTGTCTTTCGACGAGTAATTCCTGTATTTGAGATAGTATATAAGCCTTGGACTTCATTATTTAATAGAGAAGGTTTTTCTATTAACAGAAGTTACACACGTGTAAAATTCTGGGTTATTGAGTACGTTTTTAACTATTCGATCCCACTGTTTTTTTGTGTTAAATTCTGATAAGGTTTCAAAATTCATAAAATCATTTTCATCATGGGTCCTTTTAATGGGTAACTTTTGTATTTTTTTTAAATTTGTTTTTTGTTTTTCATCGTTAAACTTCTTAACGAGATCATTTTGTTCCTGTTGCGTATAATTTACGAAAAATATGAAGACGTTATATTCTAAATCTACACCCGGGCTTTCTTTTACTACAAACTTGAAGTCTGTATATTCGCCTTTCTTTAGATTCACAACACCTCTCGTTTCTTCGTCTAATTCTCGTAAGGCACATCTAATAGGATTAGGTATTTCTTTTCTTCTACACCCTCCGGTAACGAAAATCCAATCTTTGAATCGTCGGTCTCGGACAGTCAGGAACTTTGGTTTAGAACCCGTAAACATTACGGGAATGGCTATAGCTTTATATTTTTTCATTGCGCGATTGCAAGTTATAATTGAGCGAGATGATTATTCTGAAGATTCTTCTTCGCTATCTTGATTTTCTTCACTATCTTCATCAACTTGGGTTTCTTTTGGTGTATCTTTTTGTTCAATTTTTTGCGCTGGTCCTGGGACTCTGACGGGTGTTATTTGGGACAAAAATGAAGATATTTTTCCATTCATTCCTTTAACACTTTCCATTTCTTCCTTGGTCGTTTTAAGTTCTTTATACATATAAATAGATGCTGCTATACACATTATAATAGCAACAATTATGGCGGTTTCACGGTCGAATGTAAACATTTTATAGTAAAATAGAAGCTCATGTTTTTAAGTTCGTATAATCGCACCCATGTGTACACCGTCTTCTTTTGGACACTCGTATCCCATTTGAGCAAATTGAATCTCCTGGTAATGTCCATCTTTACACTCCGCATTTTGTACGGGTTCTTCGTGTTTAGAGTTAATGAGATGATTCAAAGTTCCGGATTTAGGATCGTAAGTTATAATAAAAATGAAAGCTAGTAAAAAAACTAATTGCCAGAACATTTATAATAAGTGGCTAAATTAAATTAGTTCGAGTACATCAAACCACCCATACCGTTTTCGATACGGAGGATATTGTAACCAACGGCATACATATTACCCGTGAAGGTGCTAGTATTTTGAACAAATCTCGCAGAGTCGAGTCTACTAAAGTTGAGTGTACCTGTTGGTTGGATTTTGGCCGTGTCAATACAGAATGGTTGTAAAAATTTATTATCTGCGTCGTTATCGACATTCGAGTTTGGACAGTGGAAATAAACTGGGGCTTGTGTAAAGTGTGGTTTGGCGACCTTAAAGTCAGAAACGTCCGTACCGTTAATTTGGAGTTTGATAGAACCAGAGGAGACGCAATTTAAAGTAGCTATTTTACCAGTGGATGAATTCACCTGAGTACCAGCAATAAACTTAACTGGATGGTTCAACGGGAGTTCTTGAACCTTACTGTTGGATGCGACAATAGAAGTTGTTTGTGTGATGAGCATGTTTTGTGGCGTAGACGATAAAACTGTGCGTTCATCTGTATCGAGGTGGATGAACTGGGTGTATACTTCTGGGTCAGTAACTATAGTTCCGCCCCACGTAATTCTTAATTCAACATCGTGGTATTGGAGCGCGACCAATGGGATCGCGGATTGGGCGTTTTCGCAAAACGAAAACCTGAGTGGGTAAAACCCTCGGGATGGTGTTTCGGCAGAAGCAATAAGACCACCTGCTTTGGTACTACCTTGCGAAAGGGCCCATGGGGCGACGTATTGGGAGAATGCAGCATCTTGTGTGTCGATGACTTGGCCACCGATCAAAAGTTCAACTTTTGAAATGGATTTCCACCAATCTCCAGATGTTGTAGAAGTACCAGCCCTTGGTGAAATGTAGACGTAGCCGAGCATATCACCTTTTCTTTCGAAACGAATAGATGACATACCGTTTGCAGTTGGATTGCCCTGGATAGTTTGTCTTTCGACAGTTTGGGCAAAGTTTGTGTGACGTTTATAGTTGGACCTGAAAAAGGAAACTTCGGGTTGACCGACGAGGTGCGCATCTTGGGCACCGATTGCAACGAGTTGAGCAATACCTCCAGACATATTTTATTTTATATTATACTAAGGTTTTATTTTTTTAAATATCTTCGGTGAAATCTGTATACTGCTTTTTAAGTTCATTGTATAAATGGGATATCATACTCGTGTTTGATGTTTCTAAATCAGAAACATTTATAGTTATGAGCTGAGAGTTTATCGAAGTTTTACCCTGTGTTTTTGCATCTTTACTGATATGGTGTTCGAAATAAGATGTTAATTTATACACGTTTGAACTGTCCGATAAAGAATCGAAATCCACGTGAATATTGACTTTTCCATTACGATCTTTTCGTAACCCGATGTATTGTTCGGATAATTCCATTCCGTAATTCGCAAGTATGGAGCTCCCCTCTTCCCCTATAGCCTCAGATTCTGGAATTACTATACCCATTATTATATATACTTTATAAATTATAATTATTTTAACTTTTAGACGAATTGACTTAATTTATTTTCAAGTGCTTTTATTTTAGAGTTAAGTTCTTTTATAGCTTCTACAAATATACCTGCAATGTTCCCATACGCTATACCATACCCCAATTCTTCTGAACCACATACAGCTTCCGGTAACACTTCGAGTAATTCCTGAGCAACTAAACCCGTGTATGCTATACCATCTTTTTCATACGTGTACCCATTTATTTTTTCTATTTTAGAAACTGGGTCTTCTATAGTTTTAAGATTTTTCTTATTTCTCGCATCGGAATATGCAGTAACATTTCCAGTTGCATATATATCACCCACAACATGTAATTTATAACCTGGACTTGTTGTTCCTATACCCGCATTCCCTGTGTCATATTTTATTACCATTTTAGAGTCAGTTAGATCTGCATTCGCCGCATTATCAGTTGAATTTTCCAAACAAAAGTGTAAATCATTACGACTATAAGTACCAGCACCATCGGCTATTATAGCTGCTTTAAAAGCAGAAGAAGACGTCGTCTGATGCGGTGTACCTAAAAGTAGTCTCGCGTTATTGTGCTCACTTTGATTTGTTATGACTAAATCCGCATAACTACCATTGTTTGAAGTAGATCCATCAATTACGGTCATTTTATGTCCCGAACCTATATCACTATCATTACCTATTGATACCTCACCACTCGAATTAATTCTTAATCTATCGGTACCACTTGTTGTAATCTTAAAAGTATCATTTGACGGAAACCCAAAGAATGTATCTGTATCACCTGTATGTGTAATATAAGCAGGGACAGTAAGTCTACCAACACTATCTATGTTCAGTCTGTCGGTTCCACCCGTCCTAATTACAAACTGATTAGAACCTGGAAACCCAAAGTATGTATCTGAATCACCATCGTGTGTAATATAACTACCAATTATAACATTACCCGTGTTATAGATTATGTCTGAACCCGAAGTTGTCCAAGGACTCGAACCTCCACCACCACCACTTACCGTTGTCCATGTCATTACACCCCCACCACTCGATGTAAGTACTTGTCCACTCGAGCCTGCGGAACCATTTGCATATAAACCACTTGTTATATTCATAGTACCGGTAACATCAAGTCTATAATTTGGACTTGTTGTTCCTATACCCAAATCTCCTGCCGTAGTCATTGTCATTCTTGTACCCGACGACAATGCACTGTAGCTCGTGGACCATTTCAATTTATTAGAATCAGTATTATCTATACCAAACGCCCAACCGGCTTCACCTAAAATATCAAATGATATAAAAGGATCTCCGGCACCACTACCACCTACTTGAAGTGTCACTATAGAATCCTGGTTCGTGCTATTAGAACTATTTTTCACCAATATACCATTAGTCAACGGGTTAGAATTACCACTTGATGCTATTTGTAAAGGTGCACCTGGACTTGTTATTCCAATACCAACATTACCAGAGCTTCTATAAATATTTGACCCCGACGTTGTCCAAGGACTTGAACCTCCACCACTTACCGTTGTCCACATCATTGCACCCCCACCAGTTGATGTAAGTACTTGTCCACTCGTCCCAGCGGAGGGGGAAGGAGAGCCAACATATAAAGCACCTGCTACATGCATAGTACCGTTAACATCAAGTTTATAACCTGGAATTGTTGTTCCTATACCCAACTTTCCATCATTCGTTAGTGTCATTCTTGTACTGTTCCAAGTTGTCGTGTCATACCCCCATTTCATTTTATTACTATCGGAAGCATCTACACCATAAGACCAACCAGTTGTATTACTATTAATCATAAACGAAATAAAAGGGTCTTGTGTAGTGTTACTCGTTCGTATACCTATTACAGCGGGATAAGATGTACTTGACTGTTTTACTAATAAACCATTTTCGTAATGAATCGAAGTATCTGCACATTCTATTTGTAAAGGTGCACCTGGATTCGTATTTCCAATACCAACCTTACCGGAGCTTCTATAAATATCTGATCCCGACGTTGTCCAAGGACTTGAACCACCACTACTTACGGTTGCCCATGTCATTGCACCCCCACCACTCGATGTGAGTACTTGTCCAGTAGTTCCAAAAGTATTACTTACGCGTAAACCACTTGTTAGCTGCATAGTACCCTGAACATCAAGTTTATAACCTGGACTTGTTGTTCCTATACCCAAATCTCCTGCCGTATTCATTGTCATTTTTGTACCCGTCAAATTAGATGCGCCCGTGGCCCATTTCATTTTATTAGCATCACTGTTATCTATACCAAACGTCCAACCAGCTTCATTAAAAATATCAAATGATATAAAAGGATCTCCGGCGCTACTACCACCTACTCGAAGTGTCACTATAGCATCCTGGTTCGTGCTATTAGAATTATTATACACCATGAGACCATTAGTAAACGGGCTATTACCACTTGCTGCTATTTGTAAAGGTGTACCTGGATTTGTTACTCCAATACCAACATTACCACTACTATCTATATTTAATCTATCGGTACCACCTGTCCTAATCTTAAACTCATTATTATTTGGAAACCCAAATAAATCATTACTAGTATTACCTGTATGTCTAATATAATCGGCAATATCACCACTACTTACGGTTGCCCACGACATTACACCCCCACCACTCGATGTAAGTACTTGTCCAACCGAGCCTGTGGAACCATTTGCATAT